ATACGAAGAAACAATAATTCCACACCTAAGAAAAATACAATCTGATTTGAATGAATGGCTTTTACCAATGTTTGCACAAGATTTAAAATTTGAATACAACATTGACGAAATTCCTGCAATCACAGAAAGAAGAAAGATGATTTATGAGAATGTTACTCAAGCTGTCAGAGAGGGAATCATCACAAGAAACGAAGCCAGAGAAAGGCTTGGGTTGTCACCAATCAGTGGTGGTGACGAGCTTTATATTTCTGCTAATTTATTCCCGCTTGGTGGTGAAGATGTCCCTGCGCCACAAAGCAATGACGAAGATGGTAAGGATTATAACGATGCTTTAGAAAATTTATTAGATGATGAAGGAAAATCTTTGAAAGAAAGAATAGAAAATCTGGAAAAAGTCGCACATACACCAAAAGGTTTAAAAGACATGGAAGGTTATCAAGAATTAGTACAGGGAATAGCTCAAAAAAAAACTGACTTTCCCAACAGAGGAGACGACAAAAAAATCACATTAAGAAATAGTGAGTATCCACAATTTGACTATACATTTGCAAAAAACGTTAAAGAAGTAGGAGTAGGGAAGCAGATATGGAAAGCAGGTGGCAACATAAGGGGTAATGATGCTTTTATGTTATGGGGCAGAGCTAGAAGAGGTGACGATACCCCTGCAATAAAAGACTGGATAAAAGAAAGAGAAGCGTGGGCGGCAAGACACAGTGTAAATGATGGCAACCAGTTCGTAGATGGCGATTTAGAGCCAAATTTATCAAATGTGGCAGGAGTAGTCGCCTTAATGAAATGGGGCGTTGTAAATCCAAAATTAGGCGTTCAGGGCATGAAAGATGTCATCTTAGAGCTAACAAAAAAACTTGAAGGCAGAAAAGACCCTGATGATAAAGAATATGCTGACGAATATTGGAAACTTATGATTTCAGAAGAAGATGTCATAGATAACAAGAGTGAAGAGAAACAAGTTTCTGCAAGGGTAAAAGAAGCACTCAAAGAAAAAGTAAAAGACCACAATGAAAAATATGGAGACAATCCAAAGAAAAGAGCAACACTTAGAATGTTAGAAGCAGTTTTTCGCAGAGGAGTTGGAGCATATAATACTAATCCAACTTCAGTGCGTCCAAGAGTAACAGGACCTGACCAGTGGGCATTTGCCAGAACGAATTCATTTTTATTTGCTTTGAGAACTGGTAGGTTTCAAGGTGGAAAGCACGATACGGATTTATTTCCTGAAGGTCACCCTTTAAAATCTAAAGGCCCGACTGATTCGCAAGGCAGACCTAAAAAATAATGCATTATGCTATCCAAACAAAGGCATACCGCAAAAGAAGATTTAATACACGTTTTGAGATTAGAACACAACTCAGATTAAGAAATAATTTAGAAAAAGCATTTCATAAAAATATCAGAACTGTGCTTAATAAAAATGCTGATAGAGTTGCCGATGAACTACTTTATGCAGTTGATTATGACCCAGATGTAAACACAATAAGGCTTTTCAATAGTCTATTTCCTGTGATAGAAAAGAATCTTAGAAAAATATTTGAAGCATTCATCAAATATAATATTGAACTTTATGACCCAGATACTAAGAATTTAGAGTTTACAACTTTTGGTACAGCAGTCACTTTTGAGCAAATATTTAAGCAATATCTTAGAGAAAGAAATATCATTTTTGAAACATTGTCAGCAAATCAGTCAAGACAAATAATGAGAACGATTAGAAATAAAAGAAATGAGAACCTTACCTTGCCACAATTAGCTAAAGAGGTTAGACAAGTTGTAAGAGGATTTAGTTTATTCAGATCAGCAAGAATTGCAAGAACAGAAACTCATAGTGCGGCAAGTTTTGCATCACAAGAATATAATAAAAAAATAAGTGATCAGCTCGGTCAAACCCTTTATAAAAGGTGGGTTGCGGTTAGTGATGGAAGAACAAGAGATTCACATGCAAGAGCAAACGGCCAAGTAAGACAAATGGACGAGGACTTCTCAATTAACGGAGCACAGATGAAATATCCCGGTGACCCTAGAGGTGGTGCAAAGAATGTTGTAAATTGTCGGTGTGTGGTTGTATATGTTGATGAAGAAGATTTGAGTTTGATAGATTAGATAATGTTGTGCTAGACTACGAATTTAACTACTATATATAGTATGCCGATACCAAAACCGAAAACAGGAGAGAGTAGGCAAAATTTTATGCAGAGATGTATGGGAGATAAGACGATGACCTCAGAATATGAAAATGATCAAAGGTTAGCTGTCTGTGCAAGTTCGTACAATTCAAAAAAGGAAGATTCCGAAGAAGCTAAAGAAGAAATAAGAAAAGATGTTTTTACTACACAAGAAGAAGCCGAAGAAAGGGCAGAAGAAATTGGTTGTGTGGGTTTTCACACACATGATGAAGATGGTAGAAAAATTTATATGCCATGTGAGACACATACCGAGTATGTAAGACTTACAGGAGAAGATATTAAAAAAGAAGAACCACAAGAACTTTTTGAAACTGAGCATTTAGAGTTTGAAACAGAAATTAAAGCCTTAGCTGTAGAAGAAAATGCAGATGAAGGTGTGTTTGAAGGTTATGGTTCTGTATTTAATAAAACTGACTTAGGAAACGATGTAGTTAAATATGGAGCTTTTAAAAAATCGCTTAAAAGGAAAGGTGCGAAAGGTGTAAAGCTCCTGTATCAACATAAATCAGATATGCCTATAGGTGTGTTTGATGAAATAAAAGAAGATCAACACGGACTAAAAGTAAAAGGCAGATTAGCACTTAAAACTCAAGTAGGCAGAGATGCTTTTGAGTTGATGAAAATGGGTGCATTAGATGGACTTAGCATAGGATTTAAGCCGAATCCTAAAGCTACTCGCTACGAAAAGAATACCAATAAAAGGATTCTTGAAGAAGTGGAACTTATGGAAATATCTTTAGTCACTTTCCCTATGAATCAATCGGCTAGAATTCGTAGTGTAAAGGGTGAAGATTTTTCTATTAGAGAGTGGGAAAATGGAATGCGAGATGCTTTCAATCTTTCTCGTTCAGAAGCAAAGATGGCGGCAAAAGCTGTACATCAGGTATTTATGCAACGAGATGTTGATGTAAATACTGAATTGGCAGAAGCCTTAAACAACCTTAATAATAAATTTAACTCTTGGAGAAAAGATGGAAAATAACGAAATTAAGAGTGCAGTTGATAATATCGGAAATGCTTTTGAAGAATTTAAAAAAGCAAATGATGAAAGATTAGATGCACTTGAAAAGGGTGAAAGTTATGATGGTTTACTGGACGATAAATTAGCAAAGATTGAATCTAAGCTAGATGCATTTGAAGATGTAAATCAAAAAATAACACAAGCCAATCTAAATCAAGAGAATCTCAAAGAGCAAGTTTCAAATCTTGAGACAGTCTTAAAAAGACCAAATGCAGGACTAGAAACTAAGCAAATTGATGAAACTCTACAAGCCTTTGATGCATATTGCAGAAAAGGATTTGATGCTCTTTCTGAAGCAGAGAGAAAAGCATTAACAGTATCTAACGATTCAACAGGTGGATATTTGGCTCCACCAGAATATGTAAGAGAATTAATCAAAGATGTGACCGAAATATCACCTATCAGATCAATCGCTAGAGTGAGATCAACAGGTCAAAGATCAATTCAAATACCAAAAAGAACTGGCACATTTGCGGCTCAGTGGGTTGCTGAAAGTGGCACAAGATCAGAAACAACTGGTTATCAAGTCGGTTTAGAAGAAATACCTGCACATGAATACTATGCAATGGTAGATATTTCTGAGCAAGATTTAGAAGATTCAGTATTTAATCTTGAAGCTGAAATGCAATCAGAATTTTCAGAACAGTTCGCAAAAGCAGAAGGTACAGCTTTTGTAAGTGGTAATGCAGTTGGAAAACCTGAAGGCTTTATGACTAACAGTAGTGTTAGCGAAGTAGTATCAGGAGCAGGTGCGGCACTTACAGGTGATGGACTTATAGCTTTGGTACACAGTATCAAGTCAGAATACAGCAGAAATGCAACTTTTGTTTTTAATAGAAGCACACTAGCAGAAATCAGAAAACTTAAAGATACTGCTGGTCAGTATGTATTCCAAGCAGGTATGATGCTTACAAGTGGTGTTCCTAATTCAGTATTAGGCTTCCCATACATTCAAGCAACAGATATGCCTAGTGTTGGTGCTGGTAACTTCCCTATTGCCTTTGGTGATTTCAGCAGAGGATATATGATCGTAGATAGAATTGCGATGGCAGTCTTGAGAGACCCATTCACACAAGCTACTTCAGGTAATGTTAGATACATCGCAAGAAGGAGAGTTGGTGGTCAGGTAATACTTCCTGAAGCAATTGTTAAACAAAAAGTTTCAGCATAATAAAGGAGTAAATTAATATGAAAGATTTAAGCAATAACATAAGTCCTGCTGTCA